CGGCCCCCCCACGTTCTATAAGGACACTCCCCAAATGAGGTGTTATCATGATAAAGAGTAGAGTACTGGGTGGTAAAAACGAGCTCGTAGGAAATAAATATTTCTATGAGCGCGATCCCAGATACTACAGAGATACTCCGGTCTATTCAGTTATGAATAGAACCCAAGAGACTCTGTTTTCCAATGGGAACTATGGGTGGCAAGACCCTAGGGGCCGCAATGTTGGCGGTCCTTTTGGTCTTATCCACACGTCTTATACTAAGACGGGTATCGATGCGTATTTACGCCGCGGTACCGCCTATAGTTATCGAGGGAAGGTGCTTGCTAAACTTAGCAATACCTTCACGATGCCGTCCACTTGGGCGGATCCCTCTCCCTTTGGTGCTACACTTTATAGCAGAATGAAGCCTGCTGAGCCACAGTTCGAAGGTCTCAATGCTCTTTACGAGCTTAGAGAAGTTCCGAATATGCTCAGACAACGGTTTAATCCCGACCTAACGGGAGCTAGTAATTACTGGCTCGCGTTACAATTTGGTTGGAAACCGTTGCTGTCAGATATTAGAAGTCTCATCAATACTCAACGTATTGCGGAGCAATATCTCAAACAGCTTCTGCGTGATAACGGTAGATCGGTCCGGCGTACTGCTAAGATGGAAGTCTCTAGCACTACATCCCGAACAGTCTCTAAGTCTTATGCGCACATCGAGGACATTGGGGTAACCCAACTCCACGCAAGTGAACACGAAAGAATAGAGACCCTCACAGTAGTCGATAACGTTTGGGCTTCTGCCCGCTTTCGTTATTGGCTCCCAGGAGGTCCACGGGATATCAACTGGACTCGTAGTATGCTTGCGCGTATCTACGGTCTTCATCCGCGGCCTAGCGTTGTTTACAACGCCGTGCCGTGGACTTGGTTGATCGACTGGTTTACAAACATTGGAGACATCATTGACAATATGTCACCTGGTGTCGCCGAGAGACTCGCTGCAGATTACTTTTACGTAATGCGCGAAAAGCGAGAAACCTTGGTGTCCGAAGTTACGGGTCGATTATATTTCGACAACGTACCTCGGGCTTTCAGTGTCTCTTCCACCGCTAAACGAGTGACGAAAGCTCGTGTTAGTGGTAGCCCATTTGGATTCGGCATCAACGAGAGTCAACTCTCACCGATGCAGTGGTCTATACTTGGGGCTTTAGGCAAGTCTCGATTATAAGCCGCATTCTTTACTCAACGTTGTGAAACGTCGATATCAAACGGAGCTTACTATGCTTGCTGATCCTCAGTCTGTTACTATTAACGCAGTGGCTACACCCATGCCGAAGACCCAAGCGGGTCAACTGCAGAATATTTTCACTTCCGCTGATGGTAACACGTGGATGACTACGAAGCAGAATACTTCTGCTTCCCGATTCCGTCGTGAAGTCCGTCTGTCGCAAAAGAAAATTGCGGCAGATCCAATCTCGGCTATTAACACCGAGAAGGGCGTCAGCGTGTATCTCGTCATTGACGAGCCACGCGCTGGTTTTTCGGACACGGAGATCGGCTACCTCATCGAGGCCTTGAAGACTTGGCTTTCGTCGGCCAACTACAACAAGGTTCTAGGGGGCGAGTTCTGATGGCTAAAGTTAAACTTTTAGACATCCTTGATCTTATTATCCTATTTCTTACCGTCTTTAAGTCGGCAAAGGAAAATAAGATTCTTGACTCGACCCCGAGTGACGGGGACGCATAGTATGGTCCTGCTGACCTTTCAACAAGGAGGTAGCAGTGAAAAGACCAACCATGCTCATCCAGGCTATTTTGCAAGATGCAAGAGTAGACCTAGATTTGTCCATAGAACGTGACATTCAAACTATTGAATGTCGTTTTGAACACGAAGGGCTTTCGTTCTTGACGATTACCCTCCCCGTTCTCTCAGACGCACTTGAACGTGGTCTAGAGGACGGGCGGTTCACATGCCCCTCTGCTTTTCAAAAGCAGAAGCATGGAAGGCTCCCCCGATTTCTCGGAGGTTTCTTCAACCGTGTGTTCGATAAGGATGGAGTGCCATTGAAGGAAATAGACGCGAATGCTATATTCTACATTCGTCAAGTCTGCCGGTTCTTTAAAAAGATGCGGCTGGCTTGTACTGCGGATCGTGAAACATCCGCAGAAGAAAATTTCCTTTCAATTGAAGAGGAGCTCAGAAATGCCGAGTCGGATTTTATCCGAAAAGACATTGTCTTGGATAGAGTTAGTGGGATCATTTGGTCTCAGGTTTTCCCTGAGATCGACCCCATGGCTCTTATCCCTCGACATGGGCCCGGTTCCACTAGCGATAGGCTATCTCCTAATCAGAGATTTCACCTAACGTATTGGTATGACCGGTTTGAGCAATCGTTCCCAAGTGATCTTTTTGCTTTCGCCAATTATGGGAGAGCATTGGAAAACTCAGGTTCGATAGGTAAGGG